GCCAACCGGGTCCGTCCGCAAGCACCTCGCCGACTACCTCGAAACCGTCGGTAGGCCAGACCCAATCGACCCCGAGGCGCTGGCCCGGCGGACGGCGGAGGTCGGCGAGGCGAACGGGTGGGCGCGGTGATCGACGACTGGCCCACCGTGTCCGAGGTGTACGCCGCCGCCGGCCGAACCCCGCCCGCCTGGTCGGACCTGCCCGGCCTGTGCGGCCGGGTGTGCCCCGAGCACAAGCGGCACTGCGCCCAGCAGCACACTGACGGCATCGGGCACGCCTGCGTGTTCTGCACGACCACCTCGGAGGTTCCGCGGTGATGTTCCCGGCCGCCCGCGTCGTGTCGTCGCGTCCGTGTCGCCGCTGTCGGCGTCTGGTGCGCGCCGACAGGCTGGTGCGTGGTTTCGGCCGGGACTGTGCGGAATTGCTCGGGCTGACGGGCCGGTCCGAGCATGCTGGGCAGGACGGTCCGGATCTGTTTGCCGCGCTCGACGCAGACCCGGAGGATTGCTGCGACGGCTGGGACCGTCCGGCGGACCGCAGACCGGGCTGAGCGCCACACAGAGCCCCGAAACCGGTCCGGGCGGGGGTCGGGACGCAAACGGCGCAGAATCGCGCTGAGCGGGCCGCAGGGCCGGGCGTGGAGCAAATCCGGCCCGGCCTGCGGTCGCCCGTTCGGGCAATCGGCCCCTGAGCTGGTACAACGTGGATGTGGATCGAGAACTCACCTGGCGCACGGCGAACTCCTGCGGCAACGGCGCGTGCGTCGAAATCGCCCGCGACGGCCAGGATTGGCTCGTCCGCGACACCAAAGACGGCGGCGCGGGAGCGAACCTGCGGTTTACGGCTGAGGAGTGGCGGGCGTTTGTCGAGGGCGTGCGGGCCGGAGAATTCGACCTGCCCGACTGACGGCGCGGCGCACAACAAGGGCGCTGGCCTGCGAATATACTGGACCATGGGGAGGTTGGCGTGACCACAAAAACGATCACCAGCGAGGAATACGCGTCGATGTACGCGGAAGCCCGCGCAGCCGAACAGGCCCGCGTCGAACGCTGGCAGCACGAACACCCCAACCCCGACGAGACATGGGCCAGCCGCCGCAGCGACGAAGCGGAACTCGCTCTCGAAGCGGAATGCGCCCAAGCGGGCGGCCCGTACGCCTACACCCGCACCTGCCGCTGGTGCAAAGAAACCACCATCCCCACCCGGCACGGCGACCGGCACTGCTGCGCCGCCTGCGGACTCGCCCATCCCGGCCCCGGCATCATCTGGTCCGTCCGCGTCGACCCCGCCGACGGACGCCCCGCACTGTTCGCCCGCATCGGCGACTGGGCGATGCGCTGGACCGCGCAAGGCTCCCCCGACCCGGCCAGCATGCTGCACGTCCCCGAGTGGCCCGCACGCGGCTGGTCGAAGATCGACGCTGTGGTGGTTCGACGCGCCCGCCCAGACCTGTGCATCAACTGCCGGCTGGCACCGAAGACGACCCGCGCCATCCCCCAGGGCTGCTCGTCCGGGATGGCCGATCAGTGCGACGTCTGCATGGCGCCGCTCTGGGCGCGCATCGACTCGGCGCTCGACGCCTAGAAACGCGGAGAGCGCCGGACCGGCCAGTCCGACGCCCTCAACCCCGCCACCGTGAAGTACCGACGCGAGGATAGCCGATCACGGGCGGAAGGCGGTACTAGGCATGGACGGTCTGAGCTGCAAAAACGGTGATCGATGCGCCGGGCGTGACGACACCGGCCCCTACCCCACCACCAACCCGCTCTGCCACCACTGCCTGTCCCGCGACACCCCCCACATCCGCGGCCTGCTCTACGACTACCTCGACCTGGCGCAGCTCCACGAGCCGTCCATGAGCCAAGCGCCCGGCGACGGCGTCTCCGGCTCCCGCGAACGGCCCATCCCGATCAAAACCGCCGTCGACGCGTTGCAGCGGGAGATCGCCCACGTAACCGCCACCTGGGAGTACGAGCTCCGGGTCGCCTGCCGACTCTCCGACCCGAGACCCCCGGGCTCGCTCGCCCCGAAAGCCCGCACCGGCTGGCTCATCCAACGCGCCCTCGACATCATCGGGCCGCGCGTCGAGTTCCTGTCCCGGCTGCCCGCCACGCGGGTCTGCCCCACCGGCATCGAAGACGACCCCACACTCATGGAAGGCTGGGAAGCCGTCGGGCACCTCGTCGACCTGCACCACCGCGCCAAAAGCATGCTCGGCCGCACCGTCCGACGCTTCTGGGTACCCGGCGAATGCTGGAGCTGCCCCGCCTATCCCAAACCCGGCGAAGACGGACCCCTCTACCGGGCCGAACCCCGCTACGAAGGCGACCCCATGCAGATCAGCTGCGACAGGTGCGGGGCATACCGCGCGTACGCCGACTACGAGCACTACCAGCAGAACCTTCGCCTCTGGCCCGACCACGGGACCGCCGCGTGAGGACTCTCGTCGACGAGCTCACCGGCGCCCGCGCGGTTGCCGCCATGTACCGGGCCCGCCTGCTCGAGGTGGCGCCACACTCCTGCCTGGCCGCCGACATCCTCTGCCGCGCCGCCGGCGAAACCTGGCTACTCGAGCGCGAAGACGACATCGACCCCGACACCGAACTCACCACCGCCCAAGCCGCCGAACTCGCCCGCGTCCCGATCCGCCGCATCCGCGAATGGGCACAAGCGAGCCACCCCGAGGACCGCTCAAGGCCGCTGCTGCCCCGCTTCAAGATGCGCGGCCGGGAACGCACCTACCTCGCCCAGCACGTCCTCGACGCCTCCGCCGCCATGCACCGCTACCGACTCGCCGCATCGGCGATGTAGGCAGACGTGACGGCCACCTGCTACTTTGGCGCTGGCGCAATGCGCCCACCGCCCGCCAGAGCCCCCGAGGTTCGGCGGGCCTTTTGCATGTCCGGAGGCATCCGATGACCGACGTACTCGAGGTTGACGGCGACTTCTACGGCCCCGGCCTCGCCGTCGGCGCACCCCAGCACGAGCGCTGCGACCAGGACTTCGCCGCCGTCCTGCACGCCTGGCTCGACGGCGACCACGGCCCCTACCCCGTCATCGGGCAAGCCGCAGGTGTCTGGCTCGCCCACGCCGACGACGGCTACGAGCCGACCGACCCAGAGCAGCCCGAGGTGCCGGCCGAGACACCGGTTGAGGGTGAGCCGGTCACTGAGGTTCCGGTGGAGGACGCGGCGGCCAGCGAGCGCAAGAGCCGCTGACCTCAACGCAGGGTCACTATCGGCTCGGGCGCCTTCTGTCCGCTTATGCGAAGAGATCCCCGGGCCGAGACCCCGTGCAACATCCGATCCAATCGATAGACAGTCACTGAGCGTCGAAAGGGGTGGTCCGTGGTCACCCCAGCCCGAGGTCACAGAAAGTCGTCAAGGTCCACCGACGGGCGATTCGTGAAGAGCGTCGAAACCGCCAAGCGAGACGCCGAAGCCGCCCAACTGCGCGCCGACGGCAAGACCTACGACCAAATCGCCGCCGAGCTCGGCTTCAGCGACCGCTCCCTCGCTCGGCGCTCCGTTGAGCGGGCCCTCGCCGCGATCGTCCAAGAGCCCGCCGACGAACTGCGCCGGCTCGAGCTGCTGCGCCTCGACGCCATGTGGGTCGAAGCCGTCAAGGTGATGACCACCGAACACATCACCGTCAGCCAAGGCCGCGTCGTCGAACGTGACGGCGTCCCCATCAAGGACGACGCCCCCACCCTCGCCGCCATCGACCGCCTCCTAAAGATCATGGAACGGCGGGCGAAGCTGGTCGGACTCGACTCGGCCACGAAGGTCGAGGTACTCAGTGTCGACCTCATCGATCGAGAGATCGCCAAGCTCACCGCAGAGCTTGGCCGAACTCAAGCTGACGAGGCTGCTCGAGCTCAGGGATCTGAAGCTCCGCCAAGCTGACCACGACAAGCAGCGCGCCGCCGACGAAGCCGGCCGCTACCTGGTCGACCCCGCCGCCTGGGTGAAGGAACGGCTCGGGGAGCACTTCTGGTCGAAGCAGCGCGAGATCGCCGAGAGCGTCCGCGACAACCGGTACACCGCCGTGCAGAGTTGCCACGACGCGGGGAAGTGCATCTACCATATGGAGATGCTTACTCTCGCTGACGGTCGCATGGTGCAGGCCAAGGATCTGATTGGTCGATTTTTCGTTGTCCCGGCGTTCCTGCCGGACGGGACGCAGCGCCCCGCCCTTGCCTGGGGAACAGACAATGGCGTCAAGCCGGTCTTCCGTGTCACCACGGATGCCGGTCGCCAGATTGTCCGGACCGGCAACCACCCGTTGTTTCGCGGCACCCGTACGGCTGCTGCTAGTGGGCGCAATCCCAAGGTGAAATCTGTCGGATGGGCCGCCATCGAGGAACTTGCCATCGATGACCTCGTGCTTGTTCCTGAGCAGTTGCACGTCCATGGCAACCGGCCCGCGTCCGAGGACCACGTCAAGCTGCTCGGGTACCTGCTCGGCGACGGCGGCACGACGGTCAACGTCACCTTCACTCAGAAGGACGGTCCAGCCAAGACCGAGTTTGCGGAAATCGTTGAGCGTCAAGGTGGTCGCGTCGCGCCCGCAGGCAAGTACGGACTGCGCACAGTGGGCCCCGAGGGTGGCCGATTCACCGACGGGAACAATCCGATCATCACCCTCGCTCGCGAGTGGGGCCTTTTCGGTTGCAAGGCGGTAGACAAGCGCTTCCCTGACTGGGCGTGGGAGCTACCGAACGACCAGTTGGCCCTACTGCTCAACCGGCTGTTCTCCTGTGACGGCTGGGCGTATGTCCGGCCCGACCAGCACAAGGGGCACGGCTCCATTGGCATGAGCCTCGCATCGGAACGCCTGCTTCGCGACGTAGAGTTGGCACTGCTGCGGCTCGGCATCCCCGGGCGGGTGCGCCAGCGCAACATGAAGCTGGATGGCAAGACCTTCCCTGCCTGGGAGTGGACAACCACTCAGGCCCACATCATTCAGCGGTTCGCTGAAGTTGTCGGGATCTACGGCAAGGAGCCCGCACTAGACAGGTGTGTTGCGTGGTCGAAGACCGTTGACCTGAATCGTGTCGCGAAATGGCGCAACGCTGAGGCTCCGGCGGGGTACCGCTGGGAAAAGATCAAAAACGTAGAGGCGGTCGGCGAAGAGCCGACTGTCACTATCTCCGTAGAGAAGCACCACACGTTCGTGACGTCGTTCGTCGAGCACAATAGCTTCTGCGCTTCCCGCCTGGTCGCCTGGTGGCTTTCCTGTCACCCCGACGGCGATGCGTTCGCGGTCACCACCGCGCCAACAGCCGCGCAGGTTTCCGCCATCCTGTGGCGCGAAATCCGCCGCGCCCACCGCAAAGGCAACCTCGCCGGATACACCACCCAAGGCGCGGTCCCCGAGTGGAAACTGGCCGGCGGCGAACTCATCGGCTACGGACGCAAACCCGCCGACGAAGACCAATCCGCGTTCCAGGGCATCCACGCCCTGCACCCGCTCGTCGTCGTAGACGAAGCCGGCGGCGTGCCGAAGAACCTGTTCGACGCGGTCGACGCGCTGGCCACTAACGAAAACGCCCGCGTCCTCGCCATCGGCAACCCCGACGCTCCGGCCAGCCACTTCGCCAGCGTCTGCAAGCCCGGCTCCGGCTGGAACGTCATCCGCATCGACGGGCTCCAGACGCCCAACATGACTGCGGACGCGCTCGCCGAACTCCCCGAGCTGGCTGACCTATTCGCCGCCCAAGGCCTCGAGCCAGTCGACGAGGAAGTCCCCGACGACCTGCGCCCGCTGCTGCTATCGCCACTGTGGGTCGCCGAGCGCATCCACCGGTGGGGCATCGACTCGCCGATCTTCACCGCGAAGGTCCGCGGCCAGTTCCCCGACATCGGCGACGACGTCCTCATCCCACCGTCGTGGATCCTCGCCGCCCAGCAGCGAGCCGCCGACGAAGCCGGCCCGGCCGTGCTCGGCGTGGACGTCGCCCGGTTCGGCATGGACCGCACCGTCATCTACCTGCGTCGCGGCACTGGGGTATCCCTGGTCGGCGAGTATTCCAAGCAGGCCACCACCGAAACGACCGGCCGGGTCATTGCCGCCCAGCGCGACACCAAAGCCGACGAGATTCGCGTCGACGGCGTCGGTGTCGGCGCCGGGGTGGTCGACCAGCTCACCGAGAAGGGATACGCCGTCCTCGACATGCAGGCCGGCGCGAAAGCCCGCAACCCCGAGAAGTTCGCCAACGCGCGGGCCGAATGGTTTTGGGGGCTCAGGGAGCGCTTCGAAACCGACGGGATCGCCATCGACCCGGCCGACGACAAACTCGCCGCCCAGCTCGGGTCGATCAAGTACAAGTACACGCCGCGCGGTCAGATCCAGATCGAATCCAAGGACGACATGAAGAAGCGTGGCCTGCCGTCCCCGGACCGGGCCGACGCGGTCATGATGACAGCGGTCGCCCCCGCCGGCGCGGACTTGTTCCGCCGCATCGCCTGGCGCTACTGGCAGCTCGACGGTTCCCGGATTTCGTGTGCCGGCCGGTCGTGGGCGCAGAACGAGTGCTGGATCTTCGCCACGTCGCATCTGCCGTCCGGCGATGACGCCGAGCAGGACTTCGCGGTGGTGTGCGTGTGGGCGAAGACCCTGGACAACATGTTGGTGCTGCTGGACCGTGCCCGCTGGAAACTGACCGAGGCGACGGCAGCCGACAGGGTGCGCCCGCTGGCCCAGCGGTGGCGTCCGGACACGGTGTTCGTGGCGCGCAAGCAGCGCACCGAACCGCTGGTCGCTGACCTGAACCGGGCCGTCAACTCGACTCCGCTGGACGTCGACCCCGATCCGATGGCGCGGGTGTTGCCGGCGTCGGCGATGCAGGCCGCGGGCAAGGTGTGGCTTCCGGCCGCGGCGTGGGCGGGTCAGGCGGCGTCGGAGTTCCTGGCGTTCCCGAACTCGCGGCACGCGGGCACGGTGGAGTGCCTGGGCCAGGCGGCTCGGGTGTTCAACACGAAGACCGCCCCGGCGCTCGAGTCTCCGACGGTTCCGCAGCGTGCCGCCCCTGATGATCCGTTTACGGGTTCGGATGTCGATTTCATGGCGACCGAGTTTTAGCTGGCGGTGAGGTGGTCCTGATGGCCTCCTCTCTGTCGTTGCCGACGCGTCCGGCCGGTGTGGTCGACGATGATGCCGCGTATGGGGCGTGGCTGGGTGATGCGCTGGAGAATGTGCCGCAGCTGGCGACGCCTGAGCTGGCGATTCGCGAGTACGCGGTCATGGCGAAAGACCCCACCCTATCGACGGTGCTCTCTTCGTACGTGTTGCAGATCACGAACGGTCACTGGGCCATCGACCCGGCCGGCTGCTCGGCCGACGTGGCGCAACTGGTCGCCGACGACCTGGGCCTGCCGGTAGTCGGCAAGGACAAGCCCGGCGCCGCCCGAGTCCGCGGCGTGTCGTGGCACGAACACCTCGAAGCTGCCCTGCTGGCCCTGACTTACGGTCACTATGGATTTGAGCTACAGGCCGAAACCGTCGACGGCAACGCCCGCCTCGTCGGCCTATGGGACCGCGCGCCGTGGACGGTCGGCGAGATCCACGTCGACCCGAAGACGGGCCAGTTCCAGGGGATCACGCAGAACGTCGGCGGGACGCGGATGCCGCAGAATGGCCGGCCGCAGATCACCGCTGACCGGATGGCCTGGTACACGCACGGCAAGGTCGGGGCTAACCAAGCTGGGGTGTCGCTGCTGCGTCCGGGGTTCGGCGTGCACATGGTCAAGCGTGAGGTTCTGCGCATCACGGCCACGGCGCATCGCCGGTTCTCGATGGGGGTTCCGACTGTCGTCTGGGCGCCCGGCGGCACGCCGACCCCGGAGCAGATCGCCGCCGCCCAGCGTGCCGCATCGGCCGCTCGGGCAGGCGAGACGGCCGGCATGTCCCTGCCTCCGGGTGCGACGCTCGAGCTGGTCGGGTTGTCCGGCGGGGTTCCTAACAATCTTGAACTATTGAAGTGGCTCGATACTCAGATGAGTCGCTTCGCGATGATGCCCCACATCGAACTCGGGCAGAACTCCGCCGGCGGCAGCCGTGCCCTCGGCGAGGCGTTCATCGACAGCTGGACCCTCGCCCTGCGCGCCATCGGCAATGGCATCGCGAGCCAGGCAACCCGCCAGATCGCCGCCCGCATCGTCGAATGGAACAAGGGCGACCAGGAGCCGGTCCCCCGCATCACCGTCACCGGCATCGGCGAGAACTACCAAGCGACCGTCGAGGCCATCGCGAAACTCCTCGACTCCAAGGCGCTGTCAGCCGATCCGGCGCTCGAGGCGTATCTGCGCACCAAGTACGGCCTGCCCGAACGCGACCCGTCCACTGCCGTCCAGTCCCCCGGCGCCGACCTCCCGAAGCCGACCACGGACACCCCGGCGACGGATCATGCCAACAGCGCTAGTGCGCATGACAGTAAGCATGATGTTGCCGCGTCCGCCGTCAGGCGTAGGCCGCCAGCGCAGCCGTCACTGTTCGACGGTGACCCGGTGCTGGCCGCGGCGGACACGGCAAGCCGCATCCAGCAGCAGTGGGACAGCGCGAAGGCGCGCCTGCTGAAACGCTGGCCGAAGCTGGCTGCCCCGCTGGTGGCCGAACTCGCCGACCAGGCGCAGGCTGCCGTCCAAGCCGGGGACCTGGCCCAACTCGGGCAGCTCGAGGCGTCCGCCGGGGTGATCGCCGCGCTGGCGGTACCCATCCGCAAAGCCGGCACTGAGCTCGCTGTGCAGGCCGCCGCCGGGGTGGTTGAGGAGGCCGCCGCCCAGCAGGTCACCATCAGCACTCCGGACGCACCTGGCCGGGAGCGAGTCCAGCAGCATGCGGACGCGGTTGTCCGGATCATCGCGTCCGGGTACGCCTCGGGTGCGGCCAAGACGGCGCTGCAACTGTCGGGTGCCTCGCCCCCCGAGGTGCGCGCTGAGGTGGAGCGGCAACTCGGCGAGCTCGGCCAGTCGGCGAACGGCATGGTCGGCACCGAGATCGGTGGGCTGCTCAGCGCGGCCCAGCACGCGGGACGCCTTGCGGTGATGGAGCAGCATCCGGTCAGGTCAGTGACCGCGATCGAAGTCAACGACGCCAATCGATGTGTGGTGTGCGCTGAAGCGTCCGGCCGGTCCTATCCGACCCTGGCGGCGGCCTTGAAGGACTACCCGACAAGCGGAAACCGCTCATGTTTGGGGCGTGGTCGCTGCCGCG